CTGGTCCTTTATCGTGACCTCTGTCGCTGCGGCGTCGATCGGCCGCGTGACGGTCAAGAACTCCAGCGTGCCGCTCCCGGTGTGGTAGGCAGAAAAGCTGGTGCCGACGCCGTCGAAGATCGCGATGCGCGCGCGATTACCTACAGCGCACTTCACCCAGCGCCCGTAGGTCACCTTCTTAACCTGCCACGCCTTAGCCGGGCCGAATCCCGCGATGTTGGTGATCGTCTGATATTTTCCGCAGTCCGCGCCGGCCCGCGTGATGCTGCAGCCTGCAGAGCCCCACTGATAATCCGCGGCGGTGGTGTTCTTCGCGTAGCTGGCTCCCACGCCGTATGGGGTCCATCCGGTTGGCACGGCCGCGGTGCCCGCGCCCCAGATTCGATCGTCCGAGTTGAACGTCCAGTTCGCGTCCACACGGTCGACGAGCTTGAGCACCGCAGCCAGCAGCTGTCCTCGATCCGCCGCGTCCAGCGCAATACCGGCACCTTCGATGACGCGGCAGATCTCCTCCTGCACCGCGTTGACCCAAGCGGCGGAAAAGAAGGTTGCGAAGACGCCGCCCACCGGGTCGCCATCCCGGAAGCCATGCTTGCCAGCGCCGAAAAGGTCGACGGCCTTGTTCGTGGTATTGATTCGTTCCATCAGGGAGCTCCATATCCGAAGAAAACAAGTGTATGCGCGGGCTTCAATCTGCTGATCACGCACTGCAGTGCTGTATTGCCCCACGCGCGCAGCGGCTCATCGCAGGGGCTGTTGCAATCGAGCGTTGTGATGGCGAACGTCTGCGGCACGTTGAGCCGCCACACAAAGCGCCACTCCTCGCCGTATATCGGATCGTTGCAGCCATCGTTGCAGGTCATCGGCCCGAATTCTTCGATGGTCGCGCCGGGATACCCCAGCGCGGCGGCTTGCGCGATGTAGTAGTCCCGAGTGAGGCCACCGATGGCGAGTACCTTGGCGGCCAGGGCGGCGACGCGTTGTCCGAATGTCTGACCGGGGCCCACGCACGGATCGGGCAGGCCGTAGACGCGATCCCAGTCCTCCAACGTCTCAGACACGGTACGCGGGTCAGCTTCGCGGATGAGCGCCGCAACGTGCTCCTGAGCTGCATCGAGTGCTTTCCCCTCGGCGGCAAGCTCGACATTGAGCTGCGGCCCGTTCGGGTCATAGCTCTCCGGCGGCAGCAGCTGCTTGAAAAAGTCGGCGTGCTTCACGTGAGCGTCACCACGCCAAGCTGCGCCAGCTCGAGATGCGTCGCATCGACGAGCACGACCACATTCGCGGCCGGCGCCGTCAAATTGAAATCAGAGACACCAACCGTATCACTGATGATCGCGGCTATCTTGGTCCTGTACACGGTGTCGCCGGGCTTAAGCGATGCAAAGTAAGCCTGCAACGCCGTAGTAATGGCGGCGGTCGCACTCACCAATGAGACGCCGTTGAGCGTCAGCGCCGCGGTAACCGCCACGGGTACGAGCGTGGGCCCCAGCACGAGCACGTTTCCCGCGGGCAACCCCACGGGGCGACGCGCATCGATATACGCCTGCGTGTCCGTGACGAGCTGAGCTGAAGGTGCAGCACCGTTGGACAGGATGGCGATATCGACGGTGCCGGTGCCACGGCGAAGCGAATACACAAAGGCAGACGTTACTCCGCTCACCTCCAGTGCCCAGCGCTTGTAGTCGGCCGCGTTCCCTCCTGCAGCCGGCGAGCGCAGCACATCGAGCAATCGCGCGAGTAGCGCGGCATCGGACTCGACATCGACGCCGCTCGTCATCGTCTGCAGCGTGACGTCCGACAGCACGCCCGCCGGCGCTGCGGTGAGCGTCGCCGGCGTATTGTTGGGTTGATTGCCGGCGGCACCGCCCACCACCGCCTGTGCCGCGAGCGCGACCGTGCCACCGACGCCGATCACGCCGGCCGCCGTCGTCACGTACGCTGTTCCTCCGCTCGTCTTCGCTTCGACATTGAGCGGTATGTCGGCCCCCACCGTGCCGGTGAAGAGAATGGTTCCACTCGCGTTCGTTGTCGCCTTGCGCGTGACGCCACGGAACGCACAATGACGCTCCAGGTAATCAGTGTCGGCCGTGTCCGGAAAGAACTGGCGCACGGCCCATGCCTGGTGTTGATAGAGCCCTTCCACCGCGGCGGCCACACTCGACGCGCGTATCGCAAAATCGGAGTCGGCACCGACCGCCGCGTCGGGCAGCAGATTCACGATGTCGCGCAGCAGCGCCTGCTTGATCTGATCGTATGTGAGAGTCGAGAACGGCATTGTCAGTAAACCTTCACGGGATGCTGGAACGTGAGCTCGCGTCCTGCGGCATCGGTGACTTCAATGAGCAGCAGCAAGCGACCATCGTGCGGCTGCTGCACCGTCACGGCGATCGCGGTGGCGCGATCGTCCGCCAGGATCGGCTGCAGCGCCTGCTCCGCATACTGTTTCGCGAGCACGCCCACGCGCACTTTGTCTTTCTCGCGCTGCAGCTCGTGCAAGCGGCTCCCGAGGGTGGCGTCCGCCCAATAGCTGCCGAGCGGCGTCATGAGGCGCAGGTAGACGGCATTGGCCAAGCCCGCGGCGGGATCGCGGGCGAACGCGCCGGCCGTGTAAACGTAGTCGCGCGTGAGAGGATCGACGTAGGCGTCCATCGTCACATCCCGAGGTTCGGTCCGCCCGTGCTGCCGCCTTGCGGATCCGGGTGAGTGTGTGAGTTGTATTGCTCGCGCATGCCATCGATCGTGCGATCGTTGGTGGGACGCAGGTCGCGGATCGTGCCGTCCGCCTCGATCTTTCCTGTTGTCTCCACCAAGGGCGTTTCAAACCGCACCTTGGTCGCGGCCTTTACCAGCAGCGTGTTCGTCTGCACCTCGACGGTGCGGCCGCGCTTGAGATACACGTGATCGCCCTCGTCAGTGTAGAGCGCCACTTCGCCTTCCGCCTCGAGCTTGAAGCGATAGCTCCCGTGCTCGGTCGCGATGATGATGCCGTGCGCGGTCTTGCCGCCGATCGGCAGCACGATGAGGTGCGCGCCGTTGGGCGGTGCGCTCGTGTAGCCGTAGTGCTGGAAGAGCTCATTGTCCTGGAGCTGCTCCCCTGAGAGTGCGTCCGCCTGCACGAGCTGCACGAGCGTCCCGAGCTTGATCGCTGTCTGCAGCGCGCGGAACGGCAAGCGGATGCGGCCCAACGCACGATCGATCGCACGTTGCACGTCGCGGATCATTGCGGCCCCAGATCGATGATCGCGCCCGTCAGCGCGTTGCGACCGCGACGATGCCGGCGCTTGTGCGGGTGCGCGTCCAGCGTCCACACGCCGTCTTCTTTAAGCGTAAGCGTCGTCGCGGCGCCCCGGTCCCGGCCGCCGATGAACTTGCGCGACATGAGGAAGTACACGCCATCGGTGCCGTGCGGCTCTGACACGATGTGCACCCGCTGCCCCGGCTCCCACAGCGGGCCGTTCTCTCCGATGCGATGTCCGGTGACGCGCGCGACGAAGCCGAAGCCGCGGATGCGGCCATCCGATATCACCTTGCGCGCGCGGCCACGCGCGATCGCCGCATTGTCCGCTTCGTGGTCGACCACCACCTTCGGCCGATACCAGTTGACGCCACTGTCCTGGGCGCTGCCGCGCAGATTGTATTTCCCGAGTTGGGCCTGGGTGCCGTGCGTCTGACCGAGCACGGTCACCTCCGAATAGCGCTCCACGATCGACTCGGTGCGCCGTAGCGATTCAACGTTGTTGCCCTTGCCGTCGCGGCGCATGACGAGCGTGGCCACCGGCGCCCTGGTGTAGTCCGGCCCACCCACGATCAGCGTGCCGTCCGGCGCGAACCACGGCCATAGCCCGTTGGCCTCCGCGACGTTCCTCAACGCCTCCCACGCGCAGTCTCCGGGCTCGACGTTAATTTTTTCGCGCAGCAGCGTTTCGGCGGCGTCGATGCGGATCTTCACGATGCCGAGCGGCCGCACGATCTTCGCGACGATCTCGGACAGGCTCGTGAGCTTCGCGACGAAGATGGGCGCCGAGCAATCGACGAGGACCGCCGCGCCGTCCCTGCCGCAGATCGACAGCGTATGGCCGCCCTTGCTGATCTCATGCTCGTACTCGTCGATGCGCCCGGTCATCACGAGATCGCTGCCCACGCGCACTTCGCACGGCGCACCGGGCCGCACGGTGGGCGGCGGCTCGCCATTCCTGAGCCCCAGCTCGACACGCCAAGCATCAGCCGGCGTCATCAGATCGGAGTCGATCTCGTACGACTGCCAATCCTGGTGCACTTGCCCGCCGATCAGGAGGGAGACCTTATCGCGCATAGGCCACCACCGAATCTCCCGCGTCCAGGATCGGCTTTCTGCCGTACGCGTTCAGGCGCATCAGCTCAGGCGCACGGGTGTGGTCACCGTAGCATCGGTGCGCGAGCAGCCGCATGTTGGCAGGCGACTCGACGCGACGCGTGACGAGGGCCGGTGCCAGCTCGATCGCGGCGCGCGTCGCCTCCTGGACGTCATGGGCGAGCGACTTCAGCGCCTCGATCACCGGCCGCTGATCCTCCACTGCATAGCGCGCGCGGTATTGCTGTATCGCCGCCTCGATCGACGTGCGTGCCGCATTGGCGACGGTCTCCAGCTCGCCGGGCGTGAGCGTAGGCTGATCCGCTTCCGACTCCAGCACGAACTGCGCGGCCTCGGCCATCGCTGCCGCTTGCTCGCCGGCGATGTGTGCGTCGAGCACCGCGACGTCGGCGGCATTGGCATTCGCTGCCGTGAGCGCGAGCGGTGAGGCGATCGCGTCGGTCGCACCGCGCCAGTCCGAGAGCACCACTGCGGTGACCACCGCGGCCGGGTTGATGTCAGAGAACGACGGAAAGCCCTGAAAGATGCCCTTAACCGATGCCGTTAAGTCGGTGGCCCAGCTCGTCGGAAAAAGGATCGGGTCCAGCGAGGCGAGGACCGACCGCACGCCCGTCTTGACCCCACTGATGGCCCCAGTCATGTTGTCGCGCATCGCCTGCACACGAGAGAGCGCAGAGCGCGTGGTCTGCGCGAGCACAGCGAGCTTGTCGACCTGGCGCTTGAGCACCGGCGTCGACGTGCTGCGCACCGCGGCGGCCGCCGTGCCGATCGCTGCAGCCTTCTGCGCCGGCACGCTGTGGCTGAAGAAAGTCTGATCCGGCGTGGATTCGATGAACTCCAGAGACACGCTGCACTGATCGACGTTGTCGGCCTCATGACCGATCTCGTAGTTCACGAACTGCGCGTGCTTGATCGAGCCGAACACGGGGTGCGTGAGCTCGCCGTCGCCGGCGCCGTCGAGCGCGACGAGAAACGCCTGCAGGCGCGACTCGTAATCGTTGCCGAAGAAGATCGCGCGGATCTGGATATGACGCGGACCGCGGCCGAGATCCTCGACGTCGGCGCCGTCGCGATACGGATACTCGTGATCGGCGTGCGCCCGCTGGGCACTGTCCGTGGTCGAGAGGCAGTCGAAGGTGATGCCGCGGAACGACGCCTCGAGCAGCGTGTCTTCCCAGGCCATCAGTTCCGCCGCGCGTGGAAGTTGTTCACGCGGTTCACTTCGGCGACGATGTTGCCGTTGCGCACGTCGACCGTCACATTGAGCGGGATTTCCTTGGTGGTGAACTCGTGGATCAACGTGCCGAGCGTCTCATCGCGCCCGGCAATCTTCGAGATGAGCGCGTTGAGACCCCAATTGGCCACCGTGCCGGCGCCGAAACCTGCGGCGCCGGCCGCGCCGACGAGACCCGCTGACGCGGCCATTGCGCCGCCGCCCATCGAGGCGAGGGCGCCCATGCTGGGCACGCCGAAGAGCAGCGCTGCCGATGTGCCCATTCTCGCGAGGAGACCACCGCCTGCAGCACCGGCCGCTCCCGCTGCTGCGCTCCCTGCGCCGGCCGCCGCACCGCGACCGAGAAACGACATCAAGCCGGCAGCTCCCGTCATCGCAGCGAAGACGGTGAGCGCCGTTGTTGCCGCCACTACAGCAGCGGAAAACTTCGGGTGCTCACGAGCCATTGTTGCCAGCCAGCTGGCCATACTGCCGAGCAGCGGGTTCACCTGATCGAGCGCGGTCTGCATGGCCATCTCTTTTTCGTTGCCGAGCTGCCGCGCCTGAAACGCAGCGGTGCCCTGTATCGTCGCGAAATTGCGCTCGCCGGCACCGCCGCCGGCGAGCACCTTGCGCTCGACGTCATGCATGTAGTCGCGGTTGTTCATGAGACCGATCAGCGCCATCAGCGCTTGACGGTCTTGAATGATCTTGCCGATCGCCGAGCCCTGGAGGATGTCGGCCATGCTGTCGAAGGTTGCGCGGCGTTCGGTGTTGTCACCGGTCGCCGCCGCCTGACGGCGCAGGGAGGCGAATTTCTGATCCTTGGCGACAATGGTGTCGACGAGCCCGACGAATGCATCGAGTGAATTCATCCCCTTGCTGCGCGCGGCCGCGAGCGTGCCCGAGAGATTGATGCCGAGTTTTTGCGCGTCCCGTGCCGTGTCCTGCGTGTTTATTTTCGCGAGCAGGTTGACGAGGTTGTTGCCGGCTTCGTCTTTGGTCCCCGCCGTGATGGCGACCGCCTGATTCGCCGCGAGGAGCTTCGCCATGCCCGGCATCCCGGTCATGCCGGAAAGCCGCGCCGCTGCCATCTGTTGCGGCAACCACTTCGCCATGTCTCGGAGCTCGAAGCCGCCTGCCTGGCCCGCCGTGATCGCCATGTCGAGGAGCCGCGGCAGCTCTTCGGGAGACACCTTGAAGGTTTGCATGCCGCGAATCGCGATGTTGCCGAGCTGTGTGGGGTCGGCGTTGGCCGCGGTCGAATATCGCTGCAGCGTGGGGAGAACCGCCGTCGCCTGCTTCGCCGTGAAAGCGCCGCTCGCAATCAACGCGTCGAGCGTCTCGGCCGCCTGATCGCGCGAGCCGCCGCCGACGCGCACGGCGTTCACGACGGCCGCATTGAGTGCCTGCATGCCCGCCTGACGGCCGGCCGTATCGCGATCGGTAAACGCCGTGTTCGCCATGTGCGCCAGGCGCAAGTCGTAGTCCATCGTTTTGCGGACGGGATCGGCGAGCACGAACTTTGCGGCATTTAACGCCGCTACTGCCGCAGGCAGTGCCCTGATACCAGCCCGCACGCCAGCGATCGACCGTTCGAGCCCGCGCGTCATGCGTGAGGCATCGCGCAGCCAGCTCAACATCGAGCTCGGCATGCGCGCGCTACTCATTGCGCGCAGTTGTGTAGCCGCCGTGGCGGCAGCGGCACCGGTCGCTTTGATCTGTGTCGCCGCGCTGGCGGACGCGGCCTGCGTCGCCTTGAACTCATACGTGGCCGCCTGGTACTCGCGGCGCACGTCCGCCATGACGCGCCGGTTGGCGGCGGTCAGACGGTCCTGCAGCGACAGGACCAGGGCGACGTTCAGGTTTTGATTGGACATGCCTACGTTTTTCTTTTGCGGCGCTTGGAAACATAACGACGTCGCTCGACGTCGCTCTTACCGCGCCCGCGGCCGCCGCTCACTTCGGCAATGGTGCTGATCGTGATGTCGAGGCGGCTCACCGTCATCGCGCGCAGCTCCGCCTCGCTGTAGCCATGCCGCTTCATCACGACGCAGAGCCGATGAAACCAGGCTAGCCGCTTTTCTGCGGCATCGACTTTTTTACGAGCTCAGCCGCGGCCGCATCGAGCGCGTTCCAATCTTCGGTGCGCAGCGAGCGGATCAGCGCCGTGGTGATCTTCTCTTTCGGAATATCGCCCAGTCGCAGCAGCTGCCGTGCGGTGATCGCGGCCGAGAGCTTCAGCGCGTTGTCGCTGCCCACCTCGTCGATCGCCTCGATGTTGTCGTCGAGCAGCGCGGGGCGCAGCTCGAAGGCGCGATGCAGCTTACCGTCGATCTCCAGGCCGATCGGCAGCTCACCGGTGTGCGTGATGGTCGCCATCGATTACTCCTCCACCTTGCGCAACGCGGCCATCGTGAGATCGCGCTTCGCTTCGCCGTCCACCGTATACTTCTCGCCCACGTCGATCGTGAAGCAGTCGAGGTAGGACGTGCGCTTGCCGTTGTTATCCAGCGGATACAGGGTGATTTTCGCGCCCTCGATCGCGGACCAGTCCAGGTCTCCGGCGAGGGGGATCGCGACCGTCAGATTCAGGTCGAACGTCTTGATGCCCTTCGCGAAGCCCTTCGCACGGCCGGTGCGGTTCATGGTGGTGACGCGCTTGCGTCCCGTGGTCTCCTTGGCGTCCAGGCTCTCGACGTCGACCTCTCGGCCGTCCACTTCCATCACGATGCTGCCCAGGTATTCTTGCAGTGCCATGTGTTGCTCCTGTCGTTAAACGCCGCGTGCGCTACAGCAGCAGGTCGATGCGGCCCGCGAAGACATGCAGGCCGTTCACCACGTCGGCCGGGATCTTCCCGTTGAGTCGATTCGGATCCTGCAGATCGCGCTCGACGATGAGGCCCGCTTTGTTGGCCTCGACCGCTTCAACGATCTCCAGCTCTTCGAGCTTGTAGAGCACGTCGAGGATCTCCGAGCGCACCTTGGGCGGCGTGCGGTCGGAGAGCTTGTCGCGCGGGAAGCGCAGGGCGATGCGCTCGCGCACCGCCTTGCGCACATAGTCGAGCGTGCGGATGGTGGTGAGATCGAGCAGGCTGATGTCCGGGATCGCCTGTGCGTCCAGAGTGTAGGTAGTGATGGCGCGCACGATCTGCACGCGATCGCCGGGGCCCACCTCCAGCGGCGTGACGCCGTTGTGGAGCGCATTTTCCTGCTCGGTGCGCGAGAGCCGGTTCGCCACCGGCGGCACGGCGATGCCCTTGAGCTCCAGGGTGTTCAGCGGCCGCGACGGATCTTCCTCGCTCGCGATCACCGCGCCGTAGGCGGCGGCGAGCTCGTAAGAGAGGCTCAGGGTCGAAGGCAGCAGCGCACCCGTGATGCGGCCGGAGTTGACCAGGCCGGCGAGCGTGGTCGCACCCGCCAGTGTCCCGGTATAGCCATACACGCCATCAGCGCCGCGCTGCTCCAGCGGGCCGGACACCGCGTCCAGGTGCGTGCGCAGCTTCACGAGATCTGCTTGCGCGTTATACGGCGTCACGATGATGTCGTGCCCCGCCGCAAACGCCGGCGCGAGCGCGGTGGCGATGTCCGGATCGGTGGCACCGGCCGCCATCGCGACCACGACGGCGGTGACGCCGATGCCGCTGGTTACCTCTGCGGACACCTTGATCTCGTTACCGAGCGTGCCCTTGTGCTTCGCGGTCAAGGTGACGACGCCCAGGGCGGCGGCCGCGGTCACCGGCAGATCGGGCTGCTTGCCGATCTGCGCGACCAGCGCCGCGGCGATGATAGTGGGCGTGTCGGCATTCGTGATGGCAACATCGATCTGCTGGTTCGCGACCTTCACCGACAGCACGCCCGCTGCTGTGGCAGGTCCGGTGATCGTCACGGTGCCACTGGCCGCCACGCCGGCGCCTGCGTCGTCCAGGGCGATCGCCGAGAGCGCGAGATACGGATAGGCCGTGATTGCCGCCTTGCACATCAAGTGCAACATCGAGCCCGGCCCGAAGAAGTCGCTTGCCTGGCGATCGGAGAAGATGTCTACCGCGGCGAGCGCGGCCTGCGTGCCCGTGGCGGTCTTCTGACCGACGATGAGCACGCGCTGCAGATTCGCCGGCAGCGTACGCACCGCGAGCCGAGTGTTGAACTCGAAGTATTTGCCCGGCTTGCGGATCGAGCTCGGGATGCTGTCGAAGCTGATGTTGGGGCTCGTCATTTTACTTCTTCTCCTTCGGTTTCGCGGGTTGCGCCGGCGCTTCGAGGAGATCGCCGTCCGCAAGACGTCGCAGGTAGTAGGCCGACTCGGGCACGTCGACGGCTGCCGCGTCGGTGATGTAATCGCGCGGCTTGTCTTCCATCGGCACCTTGATGCCTTGTGCAGCAATCACTTTCATCATGTCTCCTATGCTCCTATGCGAGCGTCACGAGGTCCGACGCATCGGC